CCATAGAACTCAACGCCCCCAGTTGTTTGCCCCGCCGCCTCAGTGGTGTCGGTATTAGTCAAACGTAATACGCTTTTACCCGCGTTGCTAGAATCCATAGCGATCCCAGTCGGTGCCGTGCTAACTGTTTGACTATTGTTTACACTGTAGGTGCCACTAGCCCCGGTAGTCCCTGTAAGCTGTGCGGTAATAACCGTGTTCCACTCAACACCAGCGCCAAATACCCGATCACCTACAGCAAGCGCACCGGACGTTATGCCCGTTACAGTCATGGTAGTACCTGAGATGTATGCGATAAAGGCCGCGGTTGGGTTAGTATCGGAAGATACTTCTAGCAGCGTAGATGCGTCGGAAGTAGTGCCAACCCCAACGTTGCCATTAGAAGCGATTCGGATATTAGAACGTACTTGCGCCCCTGCGTCAGTAACAGTTTCAAAGATCAGCGTTCCAGCATTTAGGCGAATCTTCGCATCCGTGTCCGTAGTGTCTGTTTCCAGAAAAGTAATGCTAGGATTGGCTGCCGAAAGACTCAAATCGGCAAGGCCCGTGATAGAGCCGCCGGTGATGTTCACTGAGCTCATACCAAACTGGTTAGTCAGGTTTACTACTGCCCCGGCAGCGCCGGCCCCGTCAGCGTAAACAATCGCGCTATCCCCAGCAAAAATGCTAGCGTTACCACCAGACCCTTGGTTAAACGCTACAGTCTGCGCGGTATTGTTTTGTACGAAGTAAATCTTCTCCGCATCATTAGGGGAGATTGTGATCGTGTGCGTGCCGCTCGGGCTTCCCGTGAGTAGTAGGAGTTTATACTGCCCATCCGACAAAGCGCCGTTGGACGTGGTGAGCGTGGATGACGTACCACTTAGAGACAGGCTCAAGACGCCGTTGATGGCGCGGTCGAGAATGTCCATGTTTTCATTGACGACATCCCCCCATACACCATCAAGCTCGCCATCTGCTGGCAGTTCGATCCCGAGGTTTGTAGTGTACGTACTGGGCATAGGTTATCCTCACGTAGTGATGTCTTGCCATGTGGGCGTAGTGGCTGGAGCCACAGGTGTCCATGTATTTATATCAGGTGGGTCAACTTGTGTCCACAGCGAACCACCTGAAGGAGTAACCGCTGTCCAGACGGGTACGTTTGTGGTGCCAATATCATCCCAGTTATCTGCCGTAGGCGGACGTATCCACCCCCACACAAGCGCGTTCCCTACAAGCCCCGTAGCGGAAACCCCAGTCGGTATGACAACTGCGCCTGCAGCGCCCTGCGCCTGACCCACTTGGCCGGTAGCTGAAACACCAGTCGGTTCAGCGATAGTAGGTATAATTACGTCTACGGTACCAACTGCGCCTGTAGCGGACACCCCCGTCGGGGATACGGTAGCGCCAGCTTGGCCAATTACATCTCCGACAAAGCCCGTTGCGGAAACTCCGGTTGCGCTAACATTGGCGTCACCGCGAGCAATAACATCGCCAACCGCACCAGAAGCGGACACGCCCGTAGGTACTACGTCTACCCCAATAGTTACGCTAACGCTACCAACTGCGCCAGTGGCCGATACGCCCGTAGCGGATACGTCAGCGCCCGCGCGCCCTATGGCGTCACCAACAAAGCCTGTAGCAGAAACCCCAGTTACGCTTAGGTTTGCATCACCGCGAGCAATAGCGTCGCCAACGGCGCCAGACGCGGACACACCTGCAGGGGTTACAAGAGCGGTTCCAGTGACGGTTACGCTACCAACGGCGCCAGTGGCCGATACGCCTGTCACTATGACAGGCGCTGACTCGCCCCAAGCACCGGAAGACCACGTGCCACGGCTCCAGCCCGTTAGGGTCGTGTTAGCCATGACAACCTCCTAGATTTAGGCGATGCGGACGATGGCGTTGCTTGCGTCGGCCGCTGGGAACTGGACGGTGAATGTACCGGTCGTAGAAATCTTGTCCGCACCGAAGTCAAGCACGGCAACTGCGCGGTTGGACTTGGATGAGTTGTAGATCAGCGCGCCGCGCGCAGTGATCGTCGCTGAGGTGAACGAGATATCCGCGAAGTCCAAGAAGGCAGTCGTACCAGACGACGTTGGCGTGACATTTGTGAGCGTACCGCCCCCGGCAGTATAAGTGCCTGAGTTGCCTACTTCATTTGAGGACGTATATGCCGTCGTCGCTGCGTCTAGGCTAGCCGAGCTCGTGTAAAGAGCCAGCTTGAACACATCCCCCGTGGACAGCGTAAAATTGTGGATAGCCTGCAGAATCTCGACTTTGAAAGATGTGCAGAGCGCCTGAGTAATTGCCATTGTGGCCTCCTAAGTTTGGGTACGGCCTCAGCCGGTTCTAGACATTGTTCCGTCGCGGTAGTCATCCCGCTTTGATCGCAGGTCGATACCGAACAGCTGCATCATAGCCTCGTTATACCTGTTGGTATATAGCTGTAGCATGTCCGCGTCACCCTTAAGGTAGCTGTACGCCTCAACCAGCGAGCCGTATAGTAGTGCGGTTTCGGCATTTTCACCTAGCCATGAAGTAGACGTAACGACGATAGATGGCGGGTCATAATAGTAATGCAGCTCAACAGAGTAAGCTGCGTTTGGTGTGGGCCCCAGAATGAAGTTACCCTCGCTGACTCCCGTTTGGTCGCCATCGAACTGGGCGTAGTACTTGGGTACACCCGTCGTGGAAGCGCGCGGATAAGCCTCGCGGATGAAATTCACGTCCTTGTCGTAGAGGTATACGTAGTCCCCATCGGCCTCGATCACGGCAAGCGAGAACACAGAAAGAAAGTCCGACGGACGCGCCAAATACGGAACACCCGAAGTCAGCGTGCCCGTCGCATTCTTTCTGAGTTCAGGGATTTGCACCGAGCGATAGATGCGCTCCTCGGCCTGCTTAACAAACATAGGAATATTATTGACGAACGATGTCTCGGTCGTCTCTAGGTAATCCTGCAGTGCCTGCGTGAGTTGCGCGTAGTTCATCTATCAGCCGTTCTTGCTAAAGTTACCGCCCTTGGTAGCTGCGCCCATACCGCGAACCTTACCACCCGAGGCCATCTTGCATGCTTTACCACCCATGGCCATCTTACCAACACCGTCGGCGGCGAAAGCGGGAACTTTCTTGCCCCCCTTTTCAACCATCTTCAGCTTTGGGCTTTTCATTTCTTGCCCACCTTACCGCCGGCCTTGTATGCGCGGGCGCTTCCACGTGCGCCACCGCCGCCCGGAGCCCGAGCTGGAGGGGTTTTACCGCCAACGTTGCTAACGCCAGCCTGCTTCATCGTGCTTGCCATCTGGCCATACGCTGCCTTTTGGGCGGCTGGGGTAACGGGCTTTTTCTTTGGGCCCTTTTCGCCGGCGTAATCGGTAGTGTACGATTTGCCGTTGAACGTAAACTTGCCCCCAGCGCCCTGTGCTTTGCGCGCCGCTGCAAATGCTGACTCAAAATCACTCATCTTCGCCATTTTCATGCTCCATCTGTTGTGACAACTGTCACGGTTCCAACTGATCCTACCATATCCTGTATGGGGTTCCAAACAGGATTCCATCCAAACAACCCGTTGCCCGGCGCGTAGTCTGGGCGCGGGTCTCGCAGTGACTGCGGGTCGTTAATTTTTACACGGCCAAGGAAGTTCTGTGGCTGATCCGGATCGACAATATCTTTACCGATACGAAACCCAGTCTTCTTGCCGTTTTGGATTTCCCATACGAGATCGCCCAGCTTGTAGCGGAAACCGCTCCTGTCGCAGATACCAAAGGCGTGTTTACCGCGTGCATATGCCGGCATGATTCACCCAAACATCATAGTGTCAAAGGGTACGAAATTCACAGAAGAACGGTCGCGGTCTTCGCCCGCAGCCAGCTCAAACTGCTCGTCATATATCTGTTTTAGCGGGAGGACACGCGGAAGCGCTTCGGGCTTCTTCATGGCGATGTAGTAGGCCAGACCTGAAACGAGTGCAGGTACAAAGCGCGGTGGGACAGAAACTGTTTCCCCACCAATACCAGACGCCAGACCATCAATGCCCTTCAGTCGGTAGTAAAACAGCGTGTAGTTCTGCGAGTTGTCCGGTGTGGGCCACAATGTGACCGTCGTGCTAGTCGGGAGCCGCTGCACGAATATCTGCGTAGGTCGACCGGTGATCTGCTTGTTCGTCTGCTGCGCATAAGTTGATACAGATATGCGCTCTAGCTTGGTATCTACCTGTGATGTACCTGTGCCGGTACGCAGCTGGTGTTCGATGATGTCGATGGTATCGGCCGGAAGCGTGTATACTGTAGTTCCCGCGGTCAGCGCGAGCGTACCAGCTTCGATGGTGAACAGGTTCAAACCTTTGTTGGCCCACTCCAGCGTGAGCAGGTTCAAACTGCGCCGTGCAGTCTTTAGGTCGTAGCCGGATCGCATTTCCAAACCAGCCCGCTCGAAGGCTTCCTCGAAAAGTTCCGGTAGGTCTGGCACGACGACGGACATGGCTATTTCCTAAACTTGGCGGTCTTAGCCGCTATCTTCTTCGGTTGTGCCACAAATTGCTTGCCTTTGCGAGTACCTTCGCGCTTGGCACGTGTGGTGGCGGCATACTCGGCAGGGGTCAAAGATTCACGGGCCTTCTTGGGTAGGTATCGCTCGCCGGTCTCGCCGGAAGGTTTACCGCTTTTGGTGCCCCAAGATTCCTTCGTCCACTTTGACATGGACTTTTGCGCAGCAGTCTTTTCGCCAGAGTATCCGCCACCCTTTTCTTTGTAAATTTTACCAGCGAGCTGCATGGCACGGGCGGAATGCTTTCCGCCCATCTTAGCCTTGGCTTGCGCCTTGGACTGTTCCCATAACTTCTCGTTAGTACGTCCCATGGCTCACTTGAACCCCTTGGAGCATTTGCCTGCGGCCGAGCAGCTGCCCGGATTCCCGCACTGACGGCACGGTACAAACTGCGTTGTCGCAACAACGCCGGTCACGTACACTTCGGTGTTTTTCACCGCTGGCGCAGGCGCCTTGGTTGTTGGTTTTCTGCTCATTTCATCGTACCCTTGGTCTTGCCCTTCATGCAGCAGCCATCGCCGCGGCTGGCCATGCCACCTTTGGCGTAACCCTTGACTGCGCCGCCCTTTTTCATGCCCGCTGCTCGGCGATTAAGCATCGCTTCCATCATACCTGCTTGGGGCGTACCGGGGGCCGCTCGCATCATTCCACCCAGACCCATACCGGGGCCACCCGCAGGTGGACGAGGCATTCCACCCGGGCCCATGCTAGGGGGCATACCGGGGCGACCCATACCGGGGCCACCGGGACGAGGAGCCATACCGCTACCCGGCCCCATGCTTCCGGGCATACCGGGACGGGCCATACCGCCACCCATCATCTTTTTTACCTTCTTTGACTTAGGGGCAGTAGAAATCTCTTTGCCCATATTTCCACGGTTCATCATTTCTTCGTACCTTTCTTGGCTACGCCCTTGATAGAGCCCTTGTTTTCTGCGGCATAGAAGACCCTATCACCGCGATCCTTGCCATAGGTCTTCTCCATGGCTTTCTTGATCTTCTTACCCTTGGCTGTCAGTGGCATGTCAGCAATTCCATGCGCGCAGTGAGAGCGCCTTACGTGTCGGTTTACCCTTTTCGTCTTTCATGGGGCCGGGCATGCCACTCATGCGGGCGCAGAACGACTTGCGCCGTGCTGCGTCTTTCTTGTTCTTCGGATTTGGGGCCGGCGGCTTAAGGTTCATACCTTGAGCCTTGGCGGACGCCCGCCCTTTTGCATTTAGGCCCCCTTTCGGGTCTTTGCCTTCCTTGCGAGTCCACGCGGGCGTCTTTGCCATGCTATCACCCGTAATATACGTTTATGGAATCCAAGTTACTCGCATAAACATAGATTCCGATATTAGCTAACAGCCCGTTGCCCGGAATAGAAAACCCGTTAAAGAATACGTCAGTAGAAGACGTATGGTATGTCGAAAGCCACTGCGCAGTATAACCCCTTTGCGTGCCGCTAACGTACCTGCACACTGTAGAGGTAGCAATCGTACCGCTATTGATGTCGGTCAGGGTGAACGTGTCTGTGCCCGTGACTGTTATCTCATAGCTTCCCGGAGTGGCAATTACCCCGCTGGCCGCTTGAAAAGAGATACCAACAGTGTTGCCGGTCTTTAGTCCATGAGCAGACTTGGTAACAGTAACTACATCCCCACTACGGCCATAAGTGGCAGCCGTTGGGGCTACAGCAGTGTCCCAAAGTTCTAGCAATCCGACTGAAGTGCCGGCCCCTACAACATCAAACGCTTTTACGCGTGCTCGACCCTTAAAGATGAAGCCGCTACTATGTAGATGGCCACTCCGTACATCAGTATCATCCATCTAAGCCTCCTATTAGGCGTCGTAGCCAAAGATTTCGATCAGCAGGCGACCAGCGGTATAGGCCGCGTTTGAAGTGCCCTGACCAACGAGGTAGAGGTATTGGTTCGCGGCAATCTCGGTACCAAATGCGGTCGTACCTAGGGCCAAAGTACCTGAGTTGATGATCTGGGTTTCAGTCAGCGTAGAGATTGCGACGTCTTCTACGCCCGTGCCCTCGGTAGCGGAGTACAGGTCAATGTCCGTGTCGCCGCCAGCTGGGAGCTCGTAGCAGGTCATCTTAACGCCAAAAACCGTACCATTGTCGGCTGTAGTGATCTGGGCGATGAATGCTGGGTTAGCCGTCGCTGTACCAATGATGTCGCCCGCAGTACCGCCGGAGCTCAGTCCGGTAAGGTCGATCATAATCGAGGTGGTAACAATGCCATTGTTGCGAGCTACAGAGGTCTCATAGACCGTACCCGTACCTGCGGTGATGCCAACACCTGCTGGGTTTGCGATGCTAAAACCAAACGAACCAGTGATGGTCTCGGTGCCGGTTGTAGCGTTAACGGAGAGGGTCTGGAAGCCGTTCTGCGAACGTACTGGGCCAGAGAAAGTCGTATTTGCCATGGTATTACCCCTTGCACAAGGTTTAGCCACGCCGTCTGTGCAACGTCAGGTTGGGCTTCCTGTCTGCGTGGCCGATGATGCCCTGATACGATAATACACTATCTTTTGGCGCTAGTCGAGCCTGTTACTTTTGGAGCTGTTTTCTATGTGCGTAAGAATCTGCAGGTTCCACGGAACGTGGAGACCACACACGACTTCGGAGCGAAGTGGTATAATGTGGTCGACGACGTGTTTAACGCCTGTGCGCTTCGTAAGCGCGCGTGCCTGCAGGTAGATCGCGGCTATGTGTTTTTTCTGCTCGGGGCTCAGCCACTTAGGTGCCGCTTCTCTAGCCCTACGCTTCCATGCGTTTGCGGATGCCTGCACAAGTTCTGGATTTTTAGTTTTCCACGCATCTCTGTGCTTTTGTAGGTGTTCTCTCGGACGAGAAACTGAGCGGGCTTTTACCAGCTCACGGTTCTGCTCATAGTACTTACGCCCTGCGGCCTTGGCAGCGTCGGATTTAGGCTTCGATTTCCGACGCTCATTATCTGCGGCCCAGTCCTCTTTCATGCACTCTACACAAACGCCTTTAGTTTTCCGCGGAGCCACATGTCCACGCGCGCATGGCTCTCCGGTAAAATAGTGAGTTGCGCCAAGCAGCTTAGCTTCTTTTCTGGTTTTTGGGTAGTCCATTTTTACCTCTTATTTTCGACACAGGTAACATAAGAGATGGGTATTTTTTAGTCAAGTCAAAAGAAAAGGCCCGCCGAAGCGGGCCTTAACTCATTGATTTTGTTAGCTTATGCGCCCGGCGATCCATAAATAGCGAGCGGGTCTGACACGCCAAAGCTGTAACGCTCGCGGGCTTTATACCTCACGTTGCCTGTATCAAAGTCGCCATCCATTGACTGGCTCAGGGCAATACGCACAAAGTGCTTCATGCCGTTGGGCACGTCGGTGGTCAGGAACCACGCGTCGTTGTCGGTCAGGTAGTGATTGACGCCATAGCCGCCGGGGATCGAACCATTGCTATTGATAGCGTTGATATCGTTATCAGCGGTGCCGACACGCAGTTCAGTTTGCAACAAACGAGTTGCCACGAACATCAGGCTTGGCGGGATGATCAACTTGCGAGGACGGGCTGCGATCAGCAGGCCGCGTTCGTCTTTGTAAGCTGCGATGTCGATGACAGCTTGTTCCAACGAGGTCTCGTTCAAGTCGGCAGCAGTGGTTGGGCGGTTTGCGTTCGTGCCACCAGCAACAGTTGGGTGCGCCGAATTTAGCAAGGTTACGCCATCACCAGACAGGAACGTGGTGAAGCCTGCGTTCAGCAGCGAGGCTGCCTTAACTTGCTTCGTGTAGGCCATGGCGCGAGCCAGTGCCTTGGTGTAACGAGCCGACAGCGAGTCGTACAGGTTATCTTCCATAGCTTCTTCGGTAATCGAGAAGCCCATGGCCACCGTCTCGTGGTTATAACGAGCGGTGAACGATTCCTGTGCGTTGTCAAACGTGATGGCCGAGCCTTCAGGTTTAACTGGAGCTGCGCCGAAGCCGCTCAACTTGACTTCTTCTTCGAACGAACGTTCGGAGGTTTCGGTCTCATAGATGTCGACGTGCTCGTTTTCGTATTTGGCGTACTCAAGACCAAACAGGGCGTTCAAGCCCGGCAGAAGTTCTTTGAGTGCCTGTGCGCGTGAAATAGCCATGTGCTAGCCCTCCTTATACGCCTACAGCAGCGGTAAGCTGCGTGTAGTTGAGTTTCACGACCAACAGCGGGAATGCAGTGCCGGGCTCGTCACCGCGTGGGCCACCGACGTAGTCGATAATGCGCAGCGGTAGGTTTGCGTCGGTGCCGATGGTGGACGCATCGAGCGCAACGCGCGAAGCCTTGAACGTGGTGTTCACCGCACCCTGAACAATTGCGGCGTTCTTACCGTAAATGTCGTAGGAGTTGGTGATGGCCTCATCAGCCATTACAACGTACAGAGCCTGTGGGTCATCAACGACGTACGCCAGAGCGTCAGAAGCCACAGTGCCCGTGGGCCACATGTTGCTGAACGTGATCTGGTTGGTCGATGGGTCGGTGTAGGTGCAACCTACGAACACGCCCAGCATTGCGATATCGGTCGAAGTGTCGCCCGTACCAGTTTGCTTGGTAATCGTGGTCGAAGTGCCGTTGTCAACTAGGTTGACGATGTCTCCAGCAGCGATATTGACGGCCAAGCCCGACGCGATGGGGTACTGGCGGAAAACCTCCAGAGAACCATTGTCGAGACGGCCAGTCAGACGCAGACCGAAGGGGGCGTTTACGGTACCCATTGGGTATCTCCTTCATCTACAGTTTTGTTACCGGTAAGATCACTTACCGAATGAGGTCTTACTAGTACGCTCCGGCCGAAGCAGGGGCATACGTGAGTCAGATTCTCGCATGAGGTTACGGTCAACAGAGTCGATCTGGTTTTGAGCGATCTCAAGTTGCCCTTCAACCCGTGCATCTACGTCTTCCGACGACGAGGCACACAGCAAAAGTCCACCCACTTCGACGTTGCCTGCGAATCGCGAGTCAACGTCAGACATAATTTGCAGCTCAGGATAGTCAGCGGACTTAACCGGTGTATAGCCCTCGCGGAACCTTGCAGAGACATTGGTCATGTCTGCGTTACCCAGTGTAGCTGTGCGAATCCAGCGGAAGCTAAGTCCATTGCGGGGTTCGGGGGTAGGCAGCATAGACTGTCGCTTCCACGTTTTTTTGCGGGAGCCCGTCACTTCGCGGGTCTCGAGGGTTCGTGGTGTCCGGTCAGCCATTTTGCATATCCTTCAGTTTTTGCGCCGCATATTTCTCAATCGGTACACCTAGGCGCTTGGCGAGAGCGACTTCGGTTGAGGTTAGCACGACCTTGCGTGGTGCTTTTGTGCTGCGAGCAGCGGGGGCGACCACGGGGCCAGCCTGACGTCGAGGTGCTTTTTCCTCAGTGATCCCGTCGTCAAACTTATCCGGAAACGTGCGGCGAACCGCTTCGTTAATCTTAGAGTAATACAAATCGCTCTTAGGATCAACTCCCTCTGCGACCAGATTCTCGTGCACACCCATGGCGTAACCCGTCATGGCCTTATCTTTCATAAACCACGGGTTTTCCTCGGCCCATTTCATGGCGCGATCATCGGGTTTAGGAATATTTGGGGCTGCCTTCGGAGCCTCAGTCGGAGCCGTAGGGCGTGGCTTGTAGTTGGAGATACGCTCGGACTGATTTTGCAGCTCAATCAGCTTTTCCTGTGCTGCAAGTACGGCATCAGCGTCGCCACTCTCGTATGCGGCTTTGTAGGCAACACGTGTGGCGGCGAGTTCGCTATCCACGCGGGCCTTTGACTGAGAAATAAATGCTGTTTCCCCTTCAGCGTATGCCTTACGAAGCTCTTCGTTCTCCTTACGGATTTTTTCCGCATAAGAGATAGCTTCCTCGCGTAGTCGTACAGCGTCTTCTTTGGCCCGGCGCTCATTGTGCTGGTCAAACTTCAGCTTACTGATTCGCTTTTTGACGCTCTCGGAATAGCCCTCGAGGTCTTCGTCATCGGCGCCATCTTGGGTTTCCGTTTTGTCGGGTGCCTTGGGCTTACCCCGGTCTCGTTCCGGAGTATCGTCTTGGATTTCGATCTGTAGCTCGTTGTTGTCGTCCAAATCGACTTCAATCTCGTTATCTTGCGCGCTCATGCCGTGATCTCCCAGTCTTCGGCCAACATATCCGTCTGGCTAGCCAGCCACGGGACGCAGTCGTCCTGTGCAGTTTTCATATAGATGTATGGAAGGGTCATCCTGCTATGCGCATCTGGGCGTTGAAGCTCCAACCACATACCTTTACCGTTCCATCCAGTGCGCGAAACGCGCGTGCCCTCTTTGAGGGCGCTGATTGCGTCACCAAAGTTCATGCTCGGCTGTACCCCCGTGGGTCTTCGACAACAGCTTCAACTGTGTCGTCATTGATAAGGCGGAACTCCTTACCCAGCACTTTGAAGCGTGTGCCGGAGTAGGAACGGAAAATCACGAAGTCGCCCTCTTTACACCAAGGGCCATTCGGGAATTTGTTGACGTCGCCGTAAGCTTCTGGGCCCGCTTTGACAACAAATCCAACAATGGATGCTGTCTCCTCGGCCTTCTTGAGCTGGTCTGGGACAAAAACACCACCCTCTGTCTTCTCGCTGACTTCTGGGATGGCAATAAGGA